GGACATTGAGGGTGCCTACATCCCCCGCTCCGGCGGAACCCGTATTGAGCGCGGCTGACGCGCATAAGGATTGACATGGCGAACTCCAATGCCCCGACCGGCCTGAAGCCGGTTCGTTACCGTTCCGGTGCCCCGTACAGCGGCGCCGCCAACACCTACTCGGTCCCCGCTTCGGATGGCACTGCGCTGTTTGTCGGTGATCCGGTAATCATCGCTGGTTCCGCTGATGCCAACGGCGTTGCCACCATCACCCGCGCCACTGCCGCTGGCGGCGCCTACATCTCCGGCGTTGTCGTTGGCTTCGAGCCGCTGCGCACCGACCTGACGGTTCTCCACCGCGCCGCCTCCACCCTGCGCAACGTCTATGTCGCTGATGATCCGGCCCTGATCTTCGAAGTTCAGGAAGATGCCATCGGCGGCGCCCTGGCCGTGACCGATGTTGGCTTGAACGTTGACCTGATCGCCACTCAGGCTGGCTCGACCACCACGGGCAAGAGCGGTTGGCAGGCCGATACCTCGACCAAGGCCACCACCAATACCCTTCAGTTGCGCATAGAAGGTTTCGTGCAGCGCGAAGACAACGAAGTTGGATCGGCTAACGCCAAGATCCTCGTGAGCATCAACCTGCATCAGTCCCGCAACCTGACCGGCGTCTAAGCCTAGTCTGAAGGAAATTGAATTATGGCTGTTATCACCACGGGAAATCATCCCAAGGCACTGTGGCCCGGCGTTGCTGCTTGGTTTGGTCGTCAGTACGATGAGTACGAGGCGCAGTATACCAAGCTATTCGATACCGAGACCTCAGAGAAGAACTACGAAGAGGACGTGCAGGTCACCGGCTTTGGCCTGGCCTCGCTGAAGACCGAAGGCGCCGGCATCACCTATGATACCGAGACGCAGGGCTTCACCAAGCGTTACACGAACCTGGCCTACGGCTCGGGCTACATCGTGACCCGTGAGGAAATGGAAGACAGCCAGTACGAGACTGTTTCCAAGCGTCGCGCTCAGGCTCTCGCGTTTGCCGCCCGCCAGACCAAAGAAAACGTTTGTGCAAACGTTTATAATCGCGCGTTCAATACTTCGTACACCGGCGGCGATGGCAAGCGTTGGCTGTCCACCGACCATCCGAGCATCGCTGGTGACTGGTCCAACGTTCTCGCCACTGCCGCTGACTTGTCGGAAAGCAGCCTGGAAGACATGATCATCCAGATCATGGGCGCCACCAACGACCGTGGTATGCGCATCTCCCTGATGCCGAAGACCCTGATCGTGCACCGTAACGATTGGTTCAACGCCAACCGCATCCTGAAGAGCACTCTTCAGAATGACACCTCGAACAACTCGATCAACGCCCTGAAGGCGACCAACGCACTCCCCGGCGGGATCGTGGTCAACCAGTACCTGACCGACAGCGACGCCTGGTTCATTCGGACCAATGCCCCGCGCGGTGCCATCTACTGGCAGCGCCGGGCGTACGAGTTCACCCAGGACAACGACTTCGATACCGAGAACGCGAAGGCCAAGTTCACCGAGCGGTTCTCGGTTGGTTGGACCGACCCGCGCTCCCTGTACGGCTCAGCCGGCGCCTAACAAGTCAAGCACATTCCAGTAAAGAAGGCTCCTTCGGGAGCCTTTTTCTTTGCCTGCACATGGGTTTCCTCCGGGCGCACAGCGTCCATGAAAGGCTAGACTATGGCTATCTCCAACTATCCCGCTGGCTTCGCGAATGGCGTCACCGTTCGCGGCCTGCCGCTGCTGAATGCGTATCCCGGCCAGGTGTTCTGGGTTCACTCTGGCACCGGCTCTGACGGCAACAAGGGCACCTTCGACCGCCCGTTTTCGACCATCGATTACGCCATTGGCCGCTGCACCGCATCGCGCGGCGACATTATCATGGTCAAGGCTGGCCATACCGAGACCGTCAGTGCGGCCGGTGGACTTGCGCTGGACGTGATCGGCGTTGCGATCATCGGCACCGGCACCGGGTCTCTTCGCCCGACCATCAACTTCACTGCCACTGCGTCCACCTTTACGATCAGTGCCGCGAATTGCTCCATCTATAACCTACTGCTGACTGGCGGCATTGACGCGGTTGTCTCCCCGGTTGTCGTTTCTGCCGCTGACGTGGCTATCCTCAACTGCGAATACCGCGACGTGACCGGCCAGTGCACGGACGGCATCCTGACCACGGCTGGCGCAAACCGCTTGCTGATCGATGGCTTTCGCTATGATGGCGACACGGCGGCCGGCACCAATGCCGGTATTGCGATCGTCGGCGGTGACGGCATCGTGATCAAGAACCTTCGCATGGACGGAAACTTCGCGGTTGGCGGTATCGACATCCGCACCACGGCGACGACCGACCTTGAGGTTCGTGACGTTGTGTTCCGCACCCGGAACAGTGCGGACATCTTCATTGTGGACACGATCACGGCAAGCTCCGGCACCATCGGCCCGAACCTGTATCTCCGCCTTCAGGACAACGCCGCGAACATCACGGAAGCCATCACTGGCGCCACGTTCGTCCAGCATCTCCCGATCAGCGTCGTCAACCTTGCTGGTGAGATCGGCATGGCCATCAACACCACGGCTTCCACGGACGCCTGACCATAGCGGGGGCTTCGGCCCCCGACCCACCATAGGAGGCGCACGTGAGAGCCCAATCAATCTCTGTTGGTTCCGCTGCGGCATCGGCGTGGATACCCGTCGATACCAACAAGAACCCGTTCAACATCGGCTTCGGTGTGACCATCAGCACCGCCGTGCTGACCTACAAGGTCCAGCATACCTTCGACAACGTGCAAGACAGCACGGTAACGGCGGTGGCATTCGATCACCCGGACGTGACCGGCGAGACGACAAACCAGGACGGCAACTACGCCTTCCCGGTGCGGGCCATCCGCTTGAACGTGACAGCCTACACCAGCGGCACGGCCGTCCTGACCCTAATCCAGGCGGGTTGACATGGGAGTGACAGCGGCAAGCGGCGTCACAGCCCGCGACCCGGTTGTGCATCCTGGTATCAGGACCAACAACTATTACATGGCGGCTTCCGTGCTCCCGAGTACGGCGGTCGCGACCATCGTGGTGAACTCGCTCTACTATCAGCCGATAGCGATCACGGGGACTATCAACCGGATCGGTATCGAGGTCACCACGGGCGCCGCCGGCTTGGCGAGGCTGGGCCTGTACACCAACAACAACGGCATTCCGGGAACACTGATCCTGGACGCCGGCACGGTTGACACCACCAGCATCGCGCTGGTTGAGGCGACCATACCAGACATGGTGCTGCGCGGTGAGTGGATGTGGATGGCCGTCGTTAGCAACGCCGCCCCGGCTTGCCGTTGCGGCACGGTCGGTCCCGCGATGGTTGCGGGTTCTACGACGCCATCAGCGGGCATCCGCGGCTATGTCGCCAACTTCACCTACGGCGCCCTCCCGACCACAGCAACAGCCATCGCGTCGGTGTCCGGCGTCGGGCCAGCCGTCTGGTTGAGGGCCGTATAATGCCAATCCAGAGGACGTACAAAGACGGCATCCTGGTTGCGGAGTTCGACGGGAGATCCCTTGTCGAGGCGCGGGGTGAGGCGATGGACCGTGTCCAGCAAGCGGCGCTGGATGCGTCTTTGACGCCCGCCGAAACACTGGCGCGGGTTCAGTTGGCGGAGAGCAAGGCGTCCGCTGCTATGACCAACGCCGAATGCGATACTGTGAGGTTCTGATGGCTGACCTGTACCGCCCCGGCGAGTTCTATCGTTGTTGTGACCGATGCGGGTTTAAGGTTCGCAATACAGCAACAAAGAAAGAGTGGAACGGACTGATAGTTTGCCTTCCGTGCTTCGATCCACGTCACCCCCAAGACTTCGTGCGGAGCAAGGTTGATAAGCAGACGGTGACCGACCCCCGCCCCGAGCCCGAAGACGTGTTCGTAACGGTCCCAGTGACTGCGGCTGACCTGTGAGCAAATGAAATGTCAAGGAACAGCGTAGTCACAAGCCTACAGTCTTCGGTGGGCGACAAGGCGCCGATTGCATCCCCCACCTTCACCGGCCTACCGACCGCGCCGAACTACGCGGTGACGGTTGGTGGCGCGCATACCTTCGGCTACGGCGCCTCGGTTGATCACCAGGCGGGTAACGCCGGGTCGGTTGCCCTGTCCATCACGGATGGTGGCGGCGTTGCCGGCGTGTTCGTCGAAAACCTCCATGACGGCACCTACAGCCGGCAGGAGATCGTCTTTAAGACCGCGCAAGGCGGCGTCGGGCTGTCAACCGAGTATCTGCGGATCAAGGGTGACGGCGAGATCATCATCAATACGGCCATCCTGGTGGATGCGGTGGACGATGCGGCGGCGGCGCTCGGCGGGGTGGCGCTCGGCGGGCTGTACCGGAACGGCACACTCCTGTCGGTTCGGATCACCTAACAGACCCCAGCCTCTCTTTCGAAGATGTATTCGTAACAACGCCCGTTGCGGCGGCTGACTTGTGAGCAATAAACAATGGTCCACTATACAACATTCACAAATCTGCGCGTCACGGGTGACTTTGACGCCGACAATGCTTTCAACGCCAGCACGCTTCCTGTAACCGCGACCGGGGCAACGGCATCGCGCACCCTGGCGGATCGCTTCGCGGAAGTGATCAACGTCAAGAACTTCGGCGCCACAGGAAACGGCACCACCGACGATAGCGTGGCTGTCCTGGCTGCATTCGCGGCGGGGCGACTACTCTCCTTTGGTGCCCGCATTCACTTCCCGACCGGCAAGTACAATCTCGCGTCCCTGACGGCATCAACGAGCTGCCTTCGGGTCTTCAGCGGCCTGACGGTCTCGGGCGACGGCTACAACAATACGACGCTGATCTGGAATGACGACGACGGCATCAGCCTGTTCCGGGGTCCGAGTTCGGGCCGCGCGACCGACGTGATCCTTGAGGACTTTGCCATCCAAGGCACCCAGGACACGCGCGGAAACAACAGCGGCACGGGCGCCTATCCGATGCTGATCACAGCTTGTGATATCCTCAACATCCGGCGGGTTCGGGTCGAAAAATCCCGCATCATGGGTATAGCGGTCCGGTCGAGCAAAAACGTCACTGTCCAGGACTGCATTGTCCGGCTGTGTGGTCGGGACGGCATCAACATCGCTCAGTCAGCCCGCTACATCATCACCGGTAATCAGGTTGAGCACTGCGACGATGACGGCATTGCTGCGCACACCGATACCAGCGGCCAGGAGACTACGCCCAACGGCGGTGTGATCGCGAACAATACACTGTTTGACAGCCAGGGGATCAAGGTCCTGGCGGCTCGGCACTGCACGATCAGCGACAACGTCCTCGATTGCGTCAAGGCTCAGGGGATCACTGTCCACCCCGAGGTTCATACCGGGTCCGCGACCGAGGGCGTTGCCGCTTCGCTCAACATCATCATCGCCAACAACAAGATTACCAACGTCCTGGACCGCGCCGCGATTGATGCGCTCAACACCGGCAACAATTACATCAACATCGGCGGCTACTCGGCCCAGGCGGGGACCCTGGCTGCGGTGCCCGGCACGAACGACACGGGGACGGCGACCATCATCCCCTACTACGATTACATCAACAACAACGGGGCGGCGACCACCGTCCCGACACCCGGCGGCAACGGCATCATCATTGCCAACAACATTCTCAGCCGCACACTGAAAGGCGGTGTGGCGTTCAGCACTTACGGCCGCGGCCTGATCTTCTCGCGGGGCGGCAGCACGTATGACCCGACCTTCACGGCGGCTCAGGTTGGTCAGAGCATCGGCGTTTCGATCAGTCGCGGCCACCTCAATAACGTCCTGATCAGCGGCAACCTGTTCACCGGCCTGACCACGGGCGTTTCGCTCGGGTCGTTTGAACGGATCGTTGGACTGACGATCCGTGACAACACGTTCTGGGACATCTTGAGCTACGGGTTTCTGCTCAATGTCACCAACGGCAAGCCGTTGCGGGCGTATATCGAAAACAACCTGTTTGACATGGACCCGCTGCACGTCCACCCGAACCGGGGTGCCAATGGGACCTGGTTGGCGAACGGCAACCCGACCGCGATTAATTTCCAGAGCGGCGACAACGGCGCGATTGTGCGAGGCAATACGTTCCGCAACTTGTGCCGGGACAGCAGCCTGGACAGCTCCGCCCTGTCATCCTCCGCCCGCTTTGAAAACAATTACGTCGAGTGTGATCCAGTTTCGGTGGGTGGGTTTTCGACCAGCAACAAGGGCGTCGGGATCATCCGGCGCACCGGCGGTGTGTCTCTGATCCACACGGACAGCGATCCCGCCAGTTCAACCTACGGCACCATCCTGACGCCGGGTGGCCTGACTGCGGCATCCATCCCGACCACTGGGACGTACATGATCGGCGCGTTTGTCCGCAACTCGAACCCGAGCGTTGCGGCAAGCAAGGTCTTGTTGGGTTGGGCGAGACTAACAACGGGATCGGCCCATGTCTCCGGCACCGACTGGTCGCCGCTCTTCGCAACGATTTCTTGAGATTTAAAGGAGAGAGCCGGTGGCCACAAGTGGATCTAGCAACTTTTCCCTGACGCGCAACGACATCATCCAGGAGGCATTAGAGCTCCTGGGTATCTTGGCGACTGAGGAGACCCCGGCGGCGGCGGATGTGGTAACCGCAGACCGCTCCCTGAACATGATGATCAAGGGCTGGATGGCCAAGGGTATCAACCTCTGGCGCCAGACGGAAGGCAGCCTGACGGCTACCGCCGGCCAAGCGAGCTTCACCATGGGGACGGGCGGTGATTATGCTACCGCCCGTCCATTGCGGATCAGTTCGGCGCGGCTCTCGGTTGGCGGCATAGAGACACCACTGATGGAGATGAGCAGACAAGAGTATTTCGATCTTCCGCTCAAAACATCGGCTGGCCGTCCTAGCGGGTATTACTACGACCCTCAGCTAAGCCTTGGCAAGATTTACCTCTGGCCCGTCGTTGCGTCCGGAGTAACGGCAACTTTGAAATTCACATATCAGCGGACTATCGAGGATTTTGATGCGGCGGCGAACACCCCGGACTTTCCGCAAGAGTGGTTCGAGTGCCTGGCCTACAACCTTGCTGCCCGATTGGCTCCGAAGTTCGGAACATCGGTGAGCCCGGAAGTGGCGGCCATCGCGATTGCTGGCCTTGACGATTTGATGGGTTGGGACCGTGAGCCCGCCTCGGTATTCTTTCAACCCATGGGGTGCTAGATGGGCGCGTTCGAAGACTACATCAGTGGCTCATTCCAGGGCCTCGCGCGGGGAGCCCGGGAGCTTCCCGAGAACATCGCCAATTGGGCGCGGCCTGCCGCCCAGGAAGGCATCAAGGGTTACGACGGCGCGCTTACGGGGACAGATCTGCCGTATTACGGCGATGACGAGATTAGTGCGGCGCGGGAACACTTCGACAGGCAGCCCCGCTCCAACACATCCCGTCTGGTTGACCTGATCGGCAATTACATGCCGGGCATGACGGCAAGCAAGGTGGCTCCGGTTGCGGTTCGGGCTGGTGAGACGGTGCTGGGAGCCGGGCCTGCGTTCAAGCAGAGAGTTGCCGAAACGGCGCTTGACATGGCGCCTGAAGCGCGGGCGGCGCGGGCCGAAAAGCAGGGATACACGATAGACGCCTACAAGGGCGATGCGGTTGACAGGCCGTATTTCGACAATCCGGGCAGGCCCTATGCCGGGTTTTTCAGCAGCGACCCGAGCGTATCCAATCGGTTCGCGGAAGGGTATGCGGGCAGCTATCAGGGCGCTGACGGCGCGACGGATGGCATCCTGTACCCGACGAAAATACGGATGACCAACCCTTACATTATCGATGCGCAGGGGCAGAAGGCGGGGATGCTTCAGTTTGGCCGGTCCGATCTGGCTCGGGAATATGAGGCGGCGATCAACAGCAAGAAGCACGACGGCGTAATATTGAAGAACACCGCCGATGAGGGCGAGGTTTACATTCCGAAAACGCCGCAACAGGTGCGCTCCAGGTTCGCCGCGTTCGACCCCAAGCAGAAGAAAAGTCCTGATCTGCTCGCAGCCTCCGCCAACCCTCTTGCCAGCCTGAACGAAATTTACCGGAACCGAGAGGAACGATAATGCGCATCCCGATTGCGAGTAAAAGCGCGCCGTCTCGCTCTCGGGCGCTCTCGGCGGAACGCGCGGTTAACATGGCCGCCGAAATACAGCAGGAAGGCGCCAAGTCGCCGGTT